GTCTTGTTTCTAGTCTTGTCTATGCTTATTTATATATAATATAATTAAATGGTAATTGATACCTTTAAGCACGTTTTATTGATTTAGGTAAATACAAGCTAGTTACGTGAATTATTTCTCCATAATAGCCAAATTAGAGCTAATTACGTGAATTTACGTTATTTAATAGTTAATTACGTGAATTGACCGAATAATATATATAATAGTATCTAATTACGTGAATTGAGCATATAAAATATATATGATGTTAGCTAATTACGTGAATTGCGCCTGTAAAATGGTTTTTAGCGCTGATCTAGTTACGTGAATTGGCGGTATTAAATTTAAAATTAGACAAAAAAAAGAGGCGATCCGAAGACCGCCCCTATTTTGGTTATTAAGCATCGCTACGATAACAAGCATCCTCAAACCTTATGGCCTGAAACTTTTTATTATTCGACTTAAAGTATTTAGACATTCTTTCAACGAGATCATGTTTATTGATATCGTTATCAAAATCATCTAAAATACTTGCTAATGCTCTATAGTGTTTTCTAACAAACATTCTACACTCCTTTGTAGTATTTATCATAACCAGATGATCTCGGCAAGAAACAAAGATCATTTCTACCGAATATATCATGGCAGATAGTTTCTGATAATACCTTATCATGGTCTTTGTAGAATTGAACAAATCCGATAAGGCCTTTTGCACCATAACTACCATGCTTTAAAATAAAGTCTAGCCATTGACGATTTGCGTAATCTCGTTCGCTTTCTTGCAAGCCGTCATTGTTCGTTATTGATTCAAATATAGTATCAATAATTACTTCAGTTTCTGGGTGCTTTGCATACTCACTATCTAATACTTCAGATAAGTTATTGTATTCCATTTTTACTCCTTTTTGAGAGCGGAGTTTTCACACTCCGCCCTCTTTTTGGTTATTGATTAGGGATGGTTGATCTCTTTTGTGATGGCCTCTCTAAAGGCCTTTAGAGTCATACTATCCATGCTACACATATAAGAAACAGGATTACTTTGGAATTTCATCCATTTTTCTCTAGCGTAGTCATCCTTCCAGTACAACGACCTATCAAGGCCATTGTCAACAGTGGTTGATCTAGCTTTTATACCGGGAAAACGATTTACAAAGAAAATCTCTATAAAATCGTAATAATCCCACGATCTGTAAGCGTTCATCAATCCTGATAGTTCATTCATTTTAAACCACCTTTCTCTTTAATGTAGAGTTCGAATTGATCTAAGACCTTTTGTTTATTGCCTTTAAATCCAAACTCCTGTTTAATAACAGAGTAGACCGATTGGCCTCTTCTCTGCATTCCTACAAGTTCCAACTTGAGAGCGCCTCTCATTGCTAAGAGACGGAACATCTCTATCTGTTCTGGTGTATTTGCTACTATCATTTTACACCGCCTTTCTGAATCTAACTTCTATCACTTGTATATCTCCATGTTTTAACCCTGATTGAACAAACTCTTCTCCTTCAGAACTTTTTCGTCTATTTAACCCTTCGCACCACCCTTCATGTATCATATTATTTAACCTATCACCATATTTAGGATCATCTAAAGCTGATAGTATTTTATAATGTGTATTCCAATTCGTAGTTCTTATCTGAACTGTTTTGGATTGATTTAATTCACTTAGAATATATCTATCTTTTACAGATAAATTATATTCTAAGATATTTTCTATTGTACTGTACACATCTTTCATTTTGTACTCCTTACTTATAAGTTATAACCAACATCTAGACACTGTCCCTCAGGATGCCTTATCTCTTCTTCTGCCTACCGCCTTGCGCCCCTGAGGTAGGTTATTTCAGGTCAGAATTAGAGCCCTATCCGATGCCATGCATCGTTGCAAATAAGTAATTGTCAATAAGCAATTACTATTGATACGCACGGCAAGGATAATAAGTTCCATCTTCTTATAACTGTTGATATTGTTGCACTTAGTATTTGATATTTACGTTTTATTATCTGAATTACTACCCTGAAAGGAGTCCTGATCTCAACCAGATATATTTCAATATGGGTTTTTCAATCTCAAAATCTCAACCTGAAATGGGATTAGGGGGGGAGCCCGCCAAAATAAAAGAGACACGCACATAATTATATAATTTTTTTAAAATTTTTAGAAATATTAGGTAGGAGAGAAGTATGATGTCATTATGACATTGGGATTACTTACTTCATTTTTCTGGCGGTACTATATAATACTATTTATTACTATAGTAACTATATATAGTTATAGCGAGTAGTACTATATATTACTATAATATTACTATATAGTACTATAATATTACTATTAATAGTATTAATAGTATTATTACAATAGTATCGTCCTGAAACGGACGGTTGAATTTATTGTTATATAAGCTGTTTGTCAAGTAAAAATTAAATGATTGATAAAATAGTTATATGCTATCTATATTCTATTATGGATTTATACGATTATGAGCGTTCTTTAGAATTGGGGCCTTCCATTGAGATATTAAAAGACTTATCGGATAAATTCAAGGCTTCGGGAGATTATAAGTATGTAATGCAAATGATGATTATTATTGATGAAATGGATATTCCGGTACTATTGTATACTTCTGAAACCGAAGCAGAGGCATAACTTGCATAAAAAGAAAGTAAAGGGAGTAGAGTATACACTATACAAAGACGAAGCAGAGTTTCGTAAGTACCACCCTGATGAAAAAATAGTACCCGAGTGGCGGAAAGCACAGGTTGGGGAATGGATTAAATCAGATGATGGAAAAGTAATGAGTATTATTCACAGGTGGAACATGAAAGATACCAGCGTAAGGGGTAAAAAAACCAATGATTTTGTGCGGACGTTGCTTGGGACTGCTTCCACTGGTAAATATACCAAACTATTAGGAAACCCTGCGAAAAATATTTATTGTTTTGTTAATTATAAAAGTAATAGTGTTATAACCGCCAGAGAAAAGAATTTTGCAAAGATGGTGGCAATGGGCGCAAAACCTGTAAATGCCTACCTTAATTGCTTTAAAACCAAAGATTATGACTATGCACGTGACAGGTCAATGGCTTTATTAAGAGAAAAGAGAGTAAGAACTATGGTAGATAAAGAAATAGAATTATTATTAGATGATCTAGGTATTAGTAAGACATATCTGTTAGAAGAGATGAAAAGTGTGGTAGATAGCAGAAAAGCACGTCATGGAGATAAATTAAGAGCATTAGAAACATTAATGAAGATATCAGGCTTATTAAATACAGAAAAGAAATCAGAATCAGTAGCGTTGATACAGGAGTTTACTGGTTTCTCAAAAGAAAAGCTAAAAGCATTTGAACAGGGGTTATTACCAGAGGCAAGTGAATAATGTATTATAATCCAGATACTACCAGTTATGCCTACCCTTTCCACATATCATACCCTAGTACGATACATATATGCTTGAATTATGTCAGTTGAAGACATAAAAGACAATAACGACATAACAAACTTCAATATTAACCCCGCCCCGAACTTAATGGCCGAGCGGGATGAGATATTGGCAAAAGCATATACTGACCTTGTATTCTTTGGTCGTGCATTTTTACCCCGCGATTTCTTAAATAAGTCCGCTTCTCCCAGTTTTCACTTTGACGTTGCTAAAAAATTAATTAGTACTGCCCCCGGAGGTAGGACATGTATTGTAATGCCAAGAGGTTTTGGTAAGTCTATACTGTCTAAAGCGGCAATTATGCATAAACTATGCTTTTCTGGAGAGAATCAACAACATTTTGTTGCTTGGGTATCGGAAGAGCAAAGTCAGTCTATTGATCACTTAAAATATTTACGAAACCATTTTGAGGTAAATAAGAAAATAAAATACTACTTTGGTAATATGGACGGTGGAAGAGCAGGAAAGAGGTGGACAGAGAAAGATATTGTAACTCCAAAGGGAGATCGTGTTATTGCAAAGGGTACTTCACAAAGGTTAAGAGGTAGGGCAGAAGTAGATGTGCGCTATACTGGTATTGTTCTTGATGACTTTGAATCCGAATTAAACACCAAAACACCAGAACGTAGAGCAGAAATTAAAAAATGGGTAGTATCTACAGTATATCCAGCGCTAGAAGAAACCCCCGGTAATGAAGGGTGGATATGGTTATCGGGTACTATTGTTCACTATGATAGTTTTTTACAGATGGTGTGTGACGGATATAAGAATGCAATGAAAGACAATCGCAGTTATCCTTGGGATGTAGTCTTTCATCGGGCAGTAGAGGATGGTAAATCTATTTGGCCTGAACAATTCTCTCTTGAAAAGCTGGATAGAAAGAAGCGCGAGTTTATCGAAGCGGGTCTGGTAAATAAGTTTGCACAGGAGTATATGAACGATGCAAGGGATATATCCAATGCTTCTTTTAAAATTGATCGAATTCAGTACTATAGTGGAGTATTTAAGAATGAAGGTGGGTTTAACTATATTATTGAAGGGGAAGATGCAATACCTGTTAATGTATATATCGGTGTTGACCTTGCCGCTACAGCAACGGAAACATCAGACTTTCAGGTAATACTGGTTATGGGTATAGATGCAAACAATAATAGGTATGTTATTGACTACTTTAGAGAAAGAATACCCACATTTGACGTTCCGCAAAAAATTATAGAGATGGCAAAGAAATATTCTCCAGTAAGGAGAGTTACTATTGAGACTGTTGCCGCCCAAGAAATGGTGCGAGATATGGTGACACGAATGAGCGCCAACGAAAAAAGGCTACTTCCCGGTATTTTTAAAGGAGTGAAGCCGCCAGCAAGAATTAAAAA